GGCTGTTGTTATTGGTGTGGGTGCGGCTGCCAAAGCTAACACATGGCTCAAGTGGCACGGACTTGATAGCACTGTTATTCACTGTATTACTGATGCTAGTGAACACAAGCAAGGCAAATACACTCCCTTAACCAGAATTCCAATCATGGCAGATGAAGAGTTTGCTCGTCATAAACAACCATATGCGTTAATATTGAGTTGGAACATTGGCGAAGGTCTTCGCAGAGCCATATTAAATATCAATCCTAACACAAGGTTTATTTCACAATGAAAACATACAACATCTATGCTGATCACGGATTAAAAGGTCTTGGATCTTTTACTGATGCCCGGGGCACTATTACTGACATATTTTACATGTCTAATATGAATCATGGTTGCATTATTACCAATCAACCTGGTGCTGTACGTGGCAATCACTATCACAAATTTACCACACAATACACTTACATATTGTCCGGCACATTGACCTACTACAGTAAAAGTATAGGCGGCGATGAGCCAGTAGATGTTTTCAATGCCATGGCTGGAGACATGATCATTAGCGATCCTCTTGAAATACATGCCATGCGAGCCGGCGATGATGGGTGTGTCTTTATTGCTTTTGCCGAAGGTCCAAGAGGCGGGGCAGACTATGAATCAGACACCTATCGAGTGGACGATATTACAGTACCGTAATGACAAAAACCGTGGTAATCTTTGGAGCGTATGGTGGCATTGGTACCGCTACTGCAAAATTGTTTGCAGATCAAGGATATCATGTGATTCCAATCGGCCGGGACCATTTGAATTTTGAAAGCAAACAAAGTCATTATGATGTTGCCAAGTTACTAAATCAGGCACAGGCTGATGCGGTTGTAAATTGTGCTGGGGTATTTGTCAATGGGTACGTTAACACGCATCATACCACTATGAACGTGAACTTTGGTAGTAACTGGTCAATCATAAGTTACTTCATGGCACTCAAAGGCCTAAGTAAACCCACAAGAATCATCATGGTTGGCAGTAGCAGTTATACCAGTGGTCGACAATTGTATCCGTTGTACAGTGCCAGCAAGGCAGCCTTGTACAACTTGTGGGAATCAGCAAGAGATTACTTTAACAATTCAGACATTGTGGTTAATTTAATCAATCCAGTGAGGACTCGTACCAAGATGGCTAGTGCAGGCAAATCATTTGACCCTACATTGGATTACTTGGAACCAGATCAAGTTGCTGAAGAAATTTTTCGACTGGCGGAATCAGATTCAACCAGTGCATGTATAGATATGACTTTTAAGGATGTGATATGAAAATAGGAATTATTGGTAAGGGCACCGTGGGCAAGGCTGTGTATGAGGGTTTGGAGTATCTTGGACACCACATGTGTTTCTTTGATCCGGCCTACGAAGGTAGCAAGTTAGCTGACGTATTGGATGCTGAATGTGTATTCCTCAGCGTACCAACCAACCAAACAAACAATGGCGATTGCGATACCAGCATTGTTGAAGACACAATTCAACAACTGAGCCAACATCAGTATTCAGGGCTAGTGGCAGTCAAAAGCACAGTGGTACCTGGTACTAGTAAGCGTCTAAGTGCCACTTATCCCAATTTAAAAATTTGTAGTGTTCCCGAATTCCTGCGAGCCAAAACAGCACTAGCAGATTTTGTTTACAATCATGACCTACTGATCATTGGCAGTGACCGTGAAGAAGACTTTGACTTGATTGAAAAGATCCATGGACACTTTCCAAAGACTGTGGCTCGTGTGAGCCCCACTGAAGCCGAAGTAGTCAAGTACTTTAACAACGTACATCATGCCATGAGCGTGACCTTTGCCAACATCACATATGATGTGTGTAAAAAATTAGGTGCTGACTACAAGAATGTGTATGATGCCATCACTCGGAGAGAATGTATCAATCCACACTACCTAATGGCCAATGACAACATGCGTGGCTACGGGGGACATTGTTTGCCCAAAGATACCAGTGCATGGAACAACTTGATTAAGAATCTTGATCTGCCTTATACCTTGATCCAAAGTGTAATCGACGACAATCAGAAAGTAACCAAATGAAAATATTAGTAACAGGTGCCAGCGGGCTGTTGGGTACAGAGATCTGTAGACAACTAAAAACAGTTGAAGGTAACGAAGTCTGGGCTGTTGATAATCACAGTCGTAGTTCAACTATTCCGCCTTGTGATCAGTTTCTAACAATTGATCTAAATGATCAAACCGCAATTGCCCAACTTCCACGAGATTTTGATTACATTTATCACTACGGTGCTATTAATGGCACCAAGAATTTTTATGAACGGCCCAACCAGGTGTTAACAAACAATTTTGTTTGTGACCTAAATATGTTTGAGTATGCTAGTGAAATTGCAAACCTTAAAAAAATTGTATATGCCAGCAGTAGTGAAATAGTGTCAGATGATCCTGTGAGTCCGGTGCCGGAACATGCAGACATTGCTATCCGAGACATTCACAATGCTCGTTGGAGTTATAGACTGGCCAAAATATGTAGTGAAAACTATCTGGCCAACAGCCGACTACCTTATGTGATGTTGCGTTATTTCAACGTATATGGTGAGAATAGCAAGGCTGGTCACTTCTTGGCTGACCAAATTACCAAGATTAGAGATGGCAAGTTTGAGTGCTTTGGTGCGAATGAAACCAGAAGTTTCTGCCATGTAGAAGATGCCATTAGAGCCAGTATTCACTGCGCCAAAACACAAACTCGTGAACTAGTCAACATTGGCAACGATAGAGAAATCACCATCATGGATGCGGCTCAAATCATTGCATCAGCCCTGGGACACGCCAATCCTGTATGGACCACCACACCTGGCAAGCCCGGAAGCACAGCCAGTCGTAGACCTGATATCTCCAAACTAAAGAGCATAATGCCAGATTATGTGCCCATGAGTTTTGAATCGGGTGTGCAAAAATCAATTGGATAAACTGGCAAACTCGCTGGTTGTAAAACACCCACAGTTTCATGTATAATGTACAAGTATACAACAAAGGATATAGATGTCTAAACTTAAAATAGCAGAACTATTTTATTCAATCCAGGGCGAAGGTAGATACATGGGTGTGCCGTCAGTGTTCTTGAGAACATTTGGGTGCAACTTTACTTGTGGCGGCTTTGGCATGCCACGTGGAGAGATGAGTGCAGAGCGTGATGCTATTGCAGAACGCATGGTTGAGTTTACAGATTACAATGAACTACCACTGGTATCCACAGGTTGTGACAGTTATGCGTCGTGGGATCCACGATTCAAAGACCTAAGTCCCATGCTAGAAACCAATGCCATTGTGCATCGTATCATGGAAATACTTCCGCACAAGCGTTGGGAGGATGAGCATTTGGTGATCACGGGTGGTGAACCGCTACTGGGGTGGCAACGTGCTTATCCAGACTTGTTGAATCACAACAGCATGGGTAGACTTAAAGAAATCACATTTGAGACTAATGGTACTCAACCACTAAGTGAAGAGTTTAGAAAATATTTGATAGACTGGAAAAACAACAAGGTATTGTTTCCTAGAGAAATTACATTTAGTGTTAGTGCTAAACTGCCGTGTAGTGGTGAAGTATGGGAAGAAGCAATACTTCCTGATGTAGTACGTGAGTATGGGGAAGTTGGTACAGCATATCTAAAATTTGTTATTGCTAATGAACAAGACCTACTAGACGCTGAAAGAGCAGTGAATGCATATCGTAAAGCAGGTTTTAATGGTCATGTATATATTATGCCTGTTGGTGGTGTTGAGCAAGTGTATTCCCTTAACAATCGTGCAGTGGCAGAAATGGCCATGCGAAAAGGCTGGCGCTACAGTGATCGACTACAAGTGCCACTATTTAAAAACGAATGGGGAACCTGATGGGAATATTTGATCGATTTCGCAAGAAACCTGAACCAAAAGTCCGGGCTGAGTCCAAGCCCAAGGCACCGACTAAAACTGACAAAGAACTGGCTACAGAGAAGAATGAGCCTTATGTGAGTATTGTTCGTATGGACATTGATCCCAACAATCTACACCAAGGTGCATTTGAGCTAGACTGGAATGAAATCTTTGTAGCACGACTGGTCAAAGCCGGCTACATGATGAAGCCCGATGATGCAGATGCTGACATTGTGGATCGTTGGTTTCAAAATGTGTGTAGACACGTTGTCATGGAAACTTGGGAACAAGAGCAGGCCATGAACAAGTATAGCAGTCAATATGTAAACTCTCGTGACATCGGCGGGGGTAGGAGCGAAGTAAGTTGAATATTTATTTTAACGGTGACAGTTATGTTCAGGGTGCAGAGCTTGATGATCCTGTAACTCAAAGTTTTGTTACAAAATTGTCAGCTAAACTAGGTGCTACATTCATAAATCAAGCCGAAAATGGGTCAAGCAACAGTTTAATAATACGCAAGATGACCGAGTACTTGTACGAGTGCAGGAAAACAAACATATTTCCTGATCTTGTTGTAATTGGTTGGAGTGAGTCTACTAGAGAGGATTGGTTTATAGAAGGTGGGTATAGATCTCTTGCTGGAACAGGACCTGCCTTTGAATATGCGGATCCTGTAGCGTTTGATTACTGGCATCGTAATAATAAAAGTTGGCGATATAGGCATGAGATGTGTAAGTTTTACAATAGAGCCATACATAATCTACATTTAGAATTGCTACAATTAAATATACCTCATGTATTTTTTAATGCCATTGATTCGTTAAACAAAGTAGAATCCGAACTTCCGTGGTTGGCTAACGAAGATGGTGGTAATATTTTTAAATTACCGTGGCAGGACTGTTACTTTTATCCGTATGATAGACAAGACATGAGTTGGCGGGGATGGGCACTCACGCATAATTATCAGGAAGTTACACCAGGTATGTATCATTTCAAAGAAGATTGCCATGAGGCTTGGGCAGACATAATCTACAATTACATTAAAGAAAAAAACATAATATGATATTCAATCACATCAAACAACTCAAACAAGAAGGTAAACGGATTGGCATCACTTTTTCAACCTTTGACATGCTTCATGCAGGACATATTGCCATGTTATCTGAGGCTAAAAATCATTGTGATTATCTTATTGCTGGACTCCAAACTGATCCCACAATTGACAGGCCTGAGACTAAAAATCGTCCTATACAGTCAGTGGTTGAGAGACAAATACAGTTGTCAGCATGTCGTTATGTTGATGAAGTTGTTGTATACCAAACTGAACAAGATTTGCTTGACTTGTTATTGATCCTGCCGTTAGATGTTCGTATCCTGGGCACCGAGTACGAAGATAAGAATTATACTGGTCGTAACGAAGGTGCCGGTCGCGGTGTACAGGTGATATTCAATAGACGTGACCATAGTTTTAGTTCCAGCAGTTTGCGCAAGCGAGTTGCAGAAGCAGAAAAAATCAAAGCACTCAAACAAGAATGATTTTGTATGTCAACGGCGATAGTCATGCTGCCGCGGCCGAGGCAGTAAATCCACATGCCTGGGCACAGGATGATGTATTGTTTTATGGACTAGGTCAACAACCACATCCTGATAACGAACGTGCCAGCTTTGGTTGTGAATTAGCCAACTGGTTAAATGCGGTATTGTACCTGGATGCACAAGCCGGTTGTTCAAACACACGTATCATGCGTACCACAAGAGAATGGATCAAGGCCAATCCAGATGCAGTTAAAGATTGCTTCATGGTCATCCAATGGACCACATGGGAACGTGAAGAGTGGTGGCACCAAGGTCAAGACCTGCAAGTGAATGCAAGTGGAATTGATGAAGTTCCTGAAGAACTGCAACAACGCTACAAGCAATTTGTTATTGATGTAGATTGGGAAAAATGCAGGCAACGTGCTCATAAAGAAATTTGGGCATTTCATCGAGAATTAGACGATCTGGGCATACGTCATGTAATGTTTAATGGTAATAGCCATTTTGGTGGCATTACTGACCAAAGAGCCTGGGGCACTAGCTACATGCATCCATATGATGACGAAATGACCTATAATTCGGTATTAAAGAGGCAAGGATTCAAAACAGTCAATCCAGATAGTTGGCATTTTGGGCCAGATGCCCATTGCTATTGGGCGGAATATGTGTTACAATACATTAAACACAACCAACTATTAGACCCTAATGAAATACCTACTTATTGACACAGCCAACATGTTTTTCCGTGCTAGACACAGCGCACATCGCGCTAGTGACACATGGACCAAACTAGGCTTTGCCTTACATGTTACCATAATGGCTGCCAACAAAGTAGCCAAGCGTTTTCAAGCAGATCACGTTATCTTTGCACTGGAAGGACGCTCGTGGCGCAAGGACTACTACGAGCCCTACAAGAAGAACCGCGCTGTGGCACGTGGTAAAATGACTGAGGACGAAGCAGAAGAAGATAAGTTGTTCTGGGAGACTTATGACGAACTGACTAAATACTTGGCTACAAAAACAAATTGTAGTGTGATTCGTTGTGCCACTGCTGAAGCAGATGATATCATAGCACGTTGGATTTCTTTACACCCCCAAGATGAACACACAATCGTAAGCTCAGACACCGACTTCGTACAGTTGTTGGCCGCCAATGTCACGCAATACAACGGCATCACTGATGAACTACTGACCCTGGAGGGAATATTTGATGCTAAAGGTAAGCATGTCAACGATAAAAAAACTAAACAGCCAAAAACCATCCCGGACCCGTCTTGGTTACTCTTTGAG